TGGACACCGAGTCGCTCGACAAGGCATCGACCGTTTGGCAGTCGTGGGTCCGACAGTGGATGGTCTGCGAAGACACCGACAGCTGGCCCGGGTACAACGGTGATTCAACCCAGATCATCCAGTCGCCTACCTGGATCCTCAAAGATGAAACTCTCCCGTGAAGCCATCGAGCGCGTGCTCGGTAAGCAGCCGCCGGTTCCGATCATCGAAGAGCAACCGAGGGGAACCTGGAGGCAGATGACCGATGCTGAGTGTAAGGCGATCATCGAGGCCAAGCGCCAGAATCCAACATTCACCTATCGCGAGTTGGCGAAGAAATTCAAACGATCGAACAGCGTAATCTGGAACTTAATCAATGGAGGTAAACCGTGAATGAATTGATTTCCAACGCCGTAGCCCGTGGATGGATCAGCTTTCCCGATCCAGCTGCGGTACCAGCACGGATCGAAACTCCGCCGATCAACGCCAAACGCGCCTGGAAATTATGGAACGAGGGCCAGAGCCTGGCCTACGTGGCCAAGGCCATCGGGGTAAAGAAGCGGTTCGTGAAGTCCATCATCATGGAGGGGAAGCCGTGAAAACTGTGAAAGAAAAACGTCCGACGGCCAAGGTTTTCATCGTGTCAGATGACACGCATAGGAAGCTGAAAGCATACGCCATGAAGATGGGGTATAAATTACAGTACGTTGCGGATGAAGCAGTGGCGGAATATTTGAAGAGGAAGGAGGTTAAATGACACGCGACGAAACAATACTGGCCGCCATGGAGATGATGAAATGGGGAGAAAGCGAATACATGGATGGTGAAGAGGTGCAGTATTCCCCGAAACAAGGAAAGGGGTCTGGCGTCTGGACTTCAACGGACAACCCACTTTGGAATTGGGAGCACTACGACTACCGCATCAAACCCACCCCAACATTCCGCCCGTGGACTGCGGATGAGGTGCCTGTTGGGGGTCAAATCAGAAGCAAGCATTCCAGAGATTATCGTTTTCTGATTGATAGGACTGCAAACGCTGAGGTGAGGAAAGACTGGCTCGAACACAACGAACACTCCACCGACGGCGGCAAAACATGGAAACCTTGCGGCGTGGAGGAATCTCAATGAGCAACATCAACGACGGAGGACCAGCATTTCCAACTGCTGCAACCGCGACAACGCATGGATTCTACCAAGACGGTCAACCTTGCATGACCCATTACGGTTCGAGATCTGGCATCACTGTCAGAGACTACTTCGCTGCTGCTGCGTTGCAGGGAATCATCTCGGACGCGAGCGTTCTGGCCAGTCTCAAGAAGGATGGGGAATTGGTTTCCCGATCTGCCTATCATTTTGCCGACGCGATGCTCAAAGCGAGGGAGGCGAAATGAGCGACACCCCAATATCAGACAGCACTCCGCACAACGTAGCCGATCTGGGGATGCGGATCAGGATGATCGAACGCGAACTCAACGCGGCCAATGCAATCATCCGGCAGCAGCAATTGCTGGATGAAGAGGTCCTGCGGCTTCAAGACCGCATCAAACGGCTGGAGGAGGCTGGGGATGCGATGGAGCGATGGTGCAGCGATTACCAAACTGCTTTTAACTGGGAGAAAGCCAAGGAGGCCAAGCTGTGAGCATTGAAGAACGAATCCTCAATATCGCCGAAGAACCGATTTCCATTTGGTGGTACGACCGACGCGAACTCCGCGCAATCGCAATCGATGTCCGCAAGCTGGAGGATCGGGTGAAACAACTGGAAGCCGAGAACGACGCAATGCGAGCGGATATGCTGCTGTGGAATGAGAAGGAGGTGAAGTTGTGAGCGCAATCCATTACGCCGAAACAAAATACGGGTTCGATTGGGGTGCGGTCAAAATCGAACGCTGCTTCTCTGATTCAAAGAAAGGATGGGTGGTGCTATGTCTGGAAACACCGAAGCATCAACGCGGGAACTCGCTGCAAATCTACGTCACGAAAACTGGGAAAGTCAGGATCAGTGACGCGCATGGTGAGTGGTTAAAAATCAAGAATGAGAAGGGGGTGAAGCCGTGAAACGCTACACCCACATCGTATTGCGACGAATGCCTCCTTTGAACGGATTCAGCATCAAGACTCCAGAAGGTAAGTTCCTGAGCGACATACGTCCACGCGGCATCGTGCGAGAACTCAATCGTCTCAACGACCGCATCAAAGAACTCGAAGCCAAAGTGGATGAACTCCACGACCTCGAAAAATGGTTGGAGGGAAGATGAATCCCGCATTCATCTACCGACACACCATGACCAGCGAGGTGCTGGTAGTTGACATTGAACGAGCGAAGGAACTCGACGCGGCGAGGCCGTACTGGCAACTGCTGCACTCAATCAACGCGGTTGAGGTGCTGCATTTCATCATCAGACTGACACCACGGCAGAGGAACCGATACATCAAGTCACTTACTACCGAGAAACCATGACCATCGAGGAGATGAGAACCATTGACGCCACCAAAACGTACAAGGAGTTGGAGGAGGCCCGTGCCAGGATCGCGCACCTGGAGGACCGCATCGACCTGCTCATGTCCGCAAACGCTGACGTTGCTCGCATTGCCGGCGAGCGCGACAAGGCTGAGAAGCGTGTCCTTTACCTGGAGGCAGCACTTCGCAGGATCGCCAACCAAGACCATCGCGGCAACCGCTCGACCGAATCTCAGATCGCTGTTGAGGCGTTGAAACCATGACCTTCTCCCAATCCGGACAACTCCCACACCACCAATACTGCTTCGTCGATGCCTCGTTTATCTCCAGCCGCACCGGGTTTATCCCCTGCGTCTGGTTCGGGCTGGTCTCGATTCCCGGCAGGATGTGGGGCTGCACCATCATGCTTGAGTGCGGCGCGGTTTACCGGGCGGTGCCGCCTCACGCGCTAGCATTCGATCCACAGCCTGAACTCGACTGGCGCCCAGACCACGCCCAACGCTGGGACTGCTACGGTCGGGAGTTCAGCACGATCGAGTACACCTACCTCCGAGGTATGGAAGCCGTAGTGAAATGCTCTGACACATTCAAGTACGGCACTTACATCTTTACGGCCGTACCCATCGACGACGGCTTCAGCCGTTATCCCGAGCAAGCCAAGGAATTCATGTTTCTGCGTGGTCACAATGGACGCCTTATGATCCAACCCACTGACAGAGTCTTGTTTTCTGACCCCTCGTTCGTAGTCACGCCCGAGTGGCCGACGGATCTCAAAACCACCACCGAAATCTACAGCTGCGAATGAACCTCATCCAACTCATCAAACGATTCCTCGGGCTCGTAAAACCAATAGGCCGCCCCCGCATCCCGATCGAGAAGCGACTGGCAATCAAAGGCGCCCCGATGCACGTCACCGACGCTGAGCTAGCACGCATCCTCTCTGTCTCCTACGCAACCATCCACCGATACCGTCACAAAAATGGACACCAACCACGAGAACGACGAACTCTCCAGATTCAAAGCGATAGCCCGCCAGCTGCATGATCGACTCGGCTGCGGCTGCTTTCGTGAGCCATGCTGGACGTGCCAGCAGGTCTCCAGACGTTACCTCGCCATGACCCGTGAAGACGCCCGCATCATCGAAGCAATCCACCGGCATCCATCGGATTCACCTGTCCGGTAACCGGGTTGTCGTGATCGACACCAAGGATCTCAGCGACCGGTCCCGCAAGGATGTTATCGGCATCTGCGTGGCCAACTCTCAAGATCCGGACACGCTCCTGGCGAACCTCAAGAAAATCCCAGGCGTGCTATCAGCCCATTTCGGGTAACCGACGTGGCCGGGGTGGTTTACGTTTTTCCCATCCATCGGTCTGGTATCGGCTCATCTCTCTCCTGGTCTGGACGCCGGGAGGGAGAGCCCGCCCCAAAACAAAACCCCTGAGACCTCGCGATCCCAGGGGCTGTGACAACCTAACAACTACAAGCGGTGGTACCCTACTTCTTCTTGCCCACAACCGCAAGGGTTTTGATCACCCGATCAGCCAGTTCCTTCGACGGTCGGAAATACACTTTCGGTCTCGGCGGAATCGGGATCTCGACATCCGGGATCAGCGGGTTACGGCCGATCATCGGCTTCGTCCAACGCACCTGGAACTGACCGAAATCCGGCAGGTTCAGTTCACCCTTCAGGATCTCCTCGGCCATCAGTTCCATCACGCAGTCCACCACCTGCTTCGCGTGCGGAACCAGCAGGCCGCACTCCTCGGACACCCGGCGTGCGATCTCAATTCGTTTCACTCTTCACCCCCATCTGCTGCTGGACCAGCTGTTCGATCGCTCGCCGTGCGACCATGCCGGCGATCAGCGCGGCAGACGGCTCAGGTACGGTGCCATCCTCTGGGATGGGAGGCTGCACGTCGATCGACAGGTGAAACCCACCATCGGCGTCCGTGATCTCAATGGTCACCTTCCGGGTCATTCGACCCTCCTTCCCTGCACCCGAGCCACGCGCTCACCCTGCCACGGCGGCGGGGTCTGCGAGGCGCGGTTGATCGAATCCACGATCGCCGGGTTGGTCACCGGCTGGATCAGCGGGGTCTTAACCGTTTGCGGGATCGTCGTGTTGCCACGCGGCCCATTCACCACGACGCCCTGAATCCGGACCACGCGCTTGGCGTTGATCTCCTTCATCTGGTCACTGCGCCGCTGGCGATCCTCATCGGTGATGGTCTTCGCTCGACCGCGACCGCGACGACCCAAGGCCGATGCGGCCTGACTGACTGCGGGAGGCACCAG